ATCCTGCCCACCTGCTTCTCGTTGTTTCCGAACATAATATCTCGGGCGATCCTGGCCATATAATCAGACACCATCCGCGCAATGGCGTTCATAATACCGGTCAGATAGTCCTCAAAAGTTTTGAATTTTCCGGTCAGCACGTTGAAAAACAGGTCTGAAAAGCTCTTCTCCATCTCTTTTGCCAGATGCTTTGAAAAGCCGAGCCAGGCATTCTCAGAATTCTGTATCTCCTTGATCTTGTCCATCTGATATTCGGCCACACGAGCAACCAGCGCCATGTCCTCTCCTGCCACCAGGCGCATCTTTTCCACTTCCTGGTCCAGAGACCAAATCTTAAAATCATGCTCAGACAGGGTCAGCTGATTGATCTTTGCGGTCAAGTCGGTCTGAAGGGCGAGCTTTTCATCCGCAACTTTCTGAAAATACTCGGGCGCACCGGAAAACGGATCGCCCATCATGCTCATTTTATATTCAGAGGCTTTCTGATTTTCAGCATCCTGGATTGCTTGAAGCTTCAAATCCCTGGCAGCCTGAAGATATGCGTTGTTCTTGCCCAGAACCAAAGACTCTTTTTCATATGCCTCCCAGATTTTGGCCCGCTTGTAATCTTCGGCTGAAAGAGTCATGAGGTTGTATTCGTCAATCACGCCCGCCATGGCGTCCTTGTATGCCTGCGCCGCTTTCTCGGAATCCTTTAACCCGCTTTTATCTTCTTTCGTATTTGCTGAAATCGTGTCTTTAATCCACTTATCACCGGCGTCCTCTCCTTTGGCCAAAACAAGATTTTTATATTCGTCTGTTTCCTTCAGCTTTTTGGTGTATTCTTCCAGCTGCCGCATCTTAATCAGAATGGGGTTTTTGCTCTCGTTCAATGCCCTTTCGGCTGCTGCCTTATCTGAGGCTGCTTGCGTTGCCTCAATTGATGCGTTTGTGGTATTAAACATTTTTTCAAGCCGCTGGAGAGTCTCTTTGTCGGATGCCTCTGTAGCTTTGGCTGCCAGTGCTGCGGGAGAATGCGCCGCCATGGTTTTTTCATACAGAGCACCCAGCTCAATCATTTGCTTGTCGTTTATTTCATATCTTTTTTTAAACTCTTCGTTCATGGCTGCAAATTTAGCGGATGCGCTCGCATCTCCAGTTACAACTGCAACGGGAATGGCAGCATAAGCCATAAAAGCAGTCATGGACCCACCGACTTTATCAAGGAGCATTGCAAGGCGTCGCACTTCTGCTTCGATTTCAATCACCTTCAGCGTGAACGTATAGCCCCAGTCTTCAACAATCTTCTTGCTATCCTTAAGGGTTCCGTTCGCATCTTTCAGTGCAGCCGTCAACTGGTCAACTATCAGGGTGAGCGACGGGGTGAAAAGCTCTCCGAGTAAAACCTTAAGATCGTCAACGTACCTGGTCATTGAGGTAATCATCTTGCCGGCCGTACCCATGGCAGCCTCATAAGCCCCTGCGATAGCCGGTCCGGCTGCAAGGACCGCGTTCATCCTGGCTGTGGCTTTTTCTGCTTCCGTAAGTGCTTCTTTTGACTTTCCTAGCTGCTCAGCAAGCGTTTTGTAACTATTTTCAAAATTGACGTTTATTCCAATGGTCCGTAAAACTTCAACTTGACCCGACTGGATTCCATAAATCATGTGTGCAAATGCCTCAGAGCTATTCATGCCTCCAATTACTGCTGCGTCCTGTGCGATCCTTGCCAGCTCGGTTGACCGGGCCAGGTCCAGATGAGCCTGTGCCATTTTCGCAATGTTCGACCGGCTTTCTGTCATTGATATTCCGGTTTTTTGCAAGGCAGCAGCAAGCCCGTTCATCTCAGCCGCGGTATAGCCAGTGTTTTTTCCGACTACCTCCATGACCACGCCTAGGGTCTGATATCGAGCTGCTGTCAAGGCAACGTCTTTTGTTACGTCTGCTATTTTATAAGCGACAAATGACGCCAAGGCCGTTGCTGCAAGGTTAATGGCCTGGCTGACACCTCCAAAAGAGTTTGCCATGTCTTTTGCCGATGCAACCGTTTGTTCTCCGACGCTTTTGACCTGCTCGGCAACGCTTTTGATCTGACTCGACGCTTTGTCTTCCGCCGAAATCACCATTTTTGTTTCGATGTTACTGCCCATCAACTTTCCTTTTTTTGACCGTTGTCAAGTCGCATGTGCTGCATGTGGTATTGTTTTTGGATGAAATGCACGCCTGGCAATATTCCGGGACATCGCTTTGTTTGCTTCCCAGGACCTCTCGCTCCATGGCGCCTATTTTTTTGATCATCACCGAGTCAAAGTCAATTTCAAGCAGTTCAGCTACCAGCGCAACAGCCGGATAATCCAGCCCAACAAGCCCCATGCCGCCCGCCCGCCATTGCGTGGCTATGGACTGCCACAACTCCCACGTGTCGTCGTTCTCTGGCATAAGCTGCGGGCAAGCGTTCAGGCATTTATCACATACCTTGTTGATGCACGCCTGACAGCGCCGGGATCCGTCGTCCCGTACCCAGCGCCACAGGCTGATCAGTTTTTTTCGGCTTTTCCCCCGCTGGTTAAATCCAGCAGCTCATCGAACAGCTGTTTGCTGACATACATGGGCTCATCTTCCAGGGCTTCCATGGTCTCTGGGGATATGGATATGGCCAGCGCCTTTTCCAGCGTTTCTTCGTCAATCGGCTGAAGGGATTTGAACTGTCTTCGGGTCAGAGGCCTCAGGACATACTCTTTTTCTTCTATCGTAACGGTACGGGTAACCATGATTCTCCTTTTAATACGTAGCTGACGGGGACAGAAGGACCATACGAAGGGCGGATGCGTCCGCGTCATCATCGTAGTAGCCGATGAAATTCAGATCGCACAGCAGGCCCTTTGGCCCTGAACTGCCTGGGGTTTTCGGCGTGAACACCAATTCGTCAAGATAAAAAGACATCTTTTCGTTGCCGGCGCTTGCGCCAGTTCCTGCACCGTTGACCAGGTGGAGCTCAAGAGAGGTTTCCGTGTGGGCGATCGCCAGTTCGTACAGCGTTGTCGCCGTAAACAGCACCGTTACCGTTCCCGTGGCCCTGCCCATTCCGTCGGGTAGCGATGCCCGCTCTCCGGTGCCATCGATGACAAATCCGTCAGGATCCAGGCCGTTGTCGAGCGTCAAGTCCAGTTTCGTTACAATCCCGAGGGTGGACCCGCCCTGTTTGATCGATGCGCCGAATCCGTCAAACGGGGTATGCCCCAGGTCTGTTGCGGAAGCGTCAAACGAGGTCCCGGAAACCGTTTCTTTGGCTCCAATGATGGACGCTGAACAGTTAATCAGTCCGGAAGGAGCAACGCTCATCTTGAACGCATTGATCTTGCACCCGTTATAAAGTGCAAATTTGCTGATGTCCGGCCATGATTTTTCGATCACCATCCCTGCAGGGAGATCCCCGATCTTGTATGTATGGGTATAAGGCGCACTCGCGCCAGTCACTCCATATCCGCCGAAAACATGCTTGAAAAATCGGCCATATTGGGGCGCCAGTTCAAAACTGATATCGCCGCCGACATCTACCTTGCCACGGCCCGGTCGCTTGGGGTTTCTTCCGGTCATTCTGGTCTGAGACTCGACCAGATCCCGCTTCATTTCTATCGTTTCCGATACAAACGGGAGCTTGACCGCGTCAGGGGCCACTGGGGTGGTCTTATATGTTGCCTCTGTGTCAAACGTCAAAACACAGGTTGAGCCTCGTTGCTGAGTCATGCTGTTTTTCTCCTTTTATACCCTGGCATCCAGGGAATAGTTCAGCCCATAGACAAGAAGCCCCGCCTCAGAAAAGACGAGCTCCTCGTTTACCGGCCACAATTTGTTATATGTCAGAATCTGCCGGCCTATTAACTGCGTCCGGACAGACTCCATAATTCCCCAGGCCGTGATCGCTGCGCTCGATGGACTTTTCAAGCTACTGACAATAAGCAGTATTTGGAACTGCATCACCGTATCGACGTTGACCGTTCCCATTGCTACCGGTCCAGGTTCAAATGTTGCCCCAGGATACACAAGATAAAGCCCTGGCAGGCTCTGCGGTATTTTCAAAAGGACTTCTACATCACCCGCCCAGGCCCCGACAGTTTTGACTCCGGTAAGCCCGGTAATCGCTCCGATAATGGCGGTGCAAATGGAGGATATCATTCAACCTCCACCATTATAATGCCCGTCTGTGAAAAAAACTCGATCCGGTTATCAGTCCTTTTGAAAATCCCTATACCAGGCAAAATGATATTCTCTGGTGTTTCGGGTTCGACATAGTAAAACCATTCAGCCAGCACCACTTCATCCCCCGTGATAATCCTTACGGTACCAGATTCCCCAGGGCCGAAAGGACCAGGATTAAAATAGGCTATAAACACCGTTCCGTCGATCGTTGTTTCGTACTGATCGATGGCGTAAGCCTGATACGCGACCGAAATCAGCAAGAAAAGAATCGTAATTGCAAGCAACACCAGTCTTTTTCTCATGGTTTTTATCCTTAATAGTTGGTCATTGAATCCATTGTAAAAACCCTGTCATCAGCTGTTTTCGTTGCCGTTGGCCCGCTATCTACTGACGGTGTTGGCGTGGATGCCCCGACAGATGCGGTCCCTTTTTGGATGTCCCTTAAGAGGCGTATCCCAGCGTCATATCTGTTTTTTCTATCCTCTGGGATCCCGAGACCGCGTCTTCCGGACAGGTTATAAATAGCAAAATCAATCGACGTCTTTTTTATCACCGCCGGTACCGGAGATAACGGCGGTGTGTATTTCCCGAACAGATAGGCGTCAATTTCCGCGTCAGCATCTGTGATCGCTTGAGCGGTAACGGTTGCATTCGGCACAACAGCGGACCCGGTGTCATCGCTTAACGCGATCAGGTCCGCCATGCTGATCTGATTATATAGGTCCGACAAAACGCAGTACGCCATAACAGGTTTCCTATTCAAAGCGGGTCGAATGGACCCGCCGTTTTTTTTAAACACCTGTCCGCTTTTTTAGGTCAGGAGGGTGTCAACCCACAAAAAGCCCAGGTCCGGTCCGGTCAAAACAATGTCCGTCTCTTCGGCCGCTTCGTAGACATCCTGGTGTTCGGCCGGTTCCCTCCATGTGGTCAGCCTTCGGTAAGTCCCGCCGTCATCGTATTTGACGCGAGCCTGGAGGCCAGCGGTCGGAGTTTTCAGGCCGATGGATGGCGCCCGGTAAAACAAAAATGCAGAGCCTTTCCCGGCGTTCTTCTCCCATATGTTCTGGGCGGTGAAGTCGGTTCCGGCTTTGGTCTCTTTGGCCGTTGAATAAATGGCCTCACCGATGATCACCTGGTCCAGATCAAACATGGCCGCGATCAGATCAGCGGTAAGGACTCCGCGCTGGGTATATTTGATGCGTTCCAGCAGCGCGTCATTCATCTTCAGCTTGTTATAGGTGCCATGATCGATTTCCAGCACATTGGGCTTGAGTCCAGTGTTGCTGCGGATGGTTTCGATCCGAGTCAGAACGTCCAGCACGAACGTATTGGTGTTATCGTTCGGAGCCCACAAGCCGTCGGCATCTTCTCCGGCGGAAACGCCCGACCATGTTCCGGCCAGGATTTCTGTTGCGATCCTGCGCTCTTTTTTCAGATCAATTTTGTCGCTGCAGAATTCAATGGCGTCCTGATCCGGCTTCAGGGGAGGAGCGCCGGCGACTTTTGAAAACTTGCGATCTTCGTCGGTGACTTCTTTCGCAAAAGCGTATTCCACAGTGTTCAGGGTTAAGTAATCGGTCGGATACCCGCCCCGGTTTGCCCGAGATCCAGGGCCACGGATTCCGGCTTCGTCCCGAAACCAGGCGCCTTTGAGATAGCGGGCGATTTTTGCCTTGGGTGCAACATCATCGAGGATCGGGAAAACCTGATCCGCGATATAGCTCTTGTTCTTGTAATGAATCGACACGTTCTGCAGCGGTCCAGCTACGATGGTCGATCTGACATCAGGTTGAGGCATTGTATAATCTCCTATCTGAAAGTGTTTGATTGACCCGCGTTATCGGGTCAAAAAATTTTAATGGACGAACGTTCCCATGCTGTAAATGGTCACAGTCGCAGCGCCGTCAACGACACACAAGAACCGCTTGCTGTTGTTCTGGGCAATGGTCATAGTGCCGGAGAGAGTAACGCCGACACCGGCGGTGAGCGTGATGGTTTCCGCCGCGTCCGCCGTGTTTCTGACCGTAAATTGAAAACTGGACCCGAGAACAGCCCCGGCGATTCCGGCGATAATGGCAACCGCTGTTGGAGTCACATCTGACCGATTATCACCAGCCGGGTCACGCAAAATCAGCCCGCCGATAAGATTCGCGGCCGTATAGGTTTTGGCCCCTGCTGTGGCATCCGTCAAAACGGTGGTGATGGACGCAACCGCGTCGTTAACGGCCGGGAAAACGGATGTGAGCAAAGCACTGCAAAGGTCATCCTCTGCGCCCGATGCCGCCACAACCAGAGCTCTGGTATATGCAGGAGCCCCCACTGAGGTTTTTGCCTTTCCTGCGTCGGTTGCGCTGACATATTCCGGCATAACAAACGTTCCGATGCCAAGCGCATCGTTGGCCTGTAATTTCGTTGTTCCGGAGACTCGGACTACTGCAGCTTCACCGGCATCAGGCGCATTTTGCAGGACGCCAATCGCCACCTCGGTTTCACTGTCGTTGCGCCGGACCTTGCCGGCTGATGTCAGAACCACAAACCGGTACTGATCATTGGTGAGGTCTTCGTCCGCTTCAAAACTCAAATCTAAAATTTTATTCTCTGTGGTCATGTCTTTTTCTCCTTTAAAAAACGTTTACCGCATGACGCGGTGTTTGTTTAGTTGATGTACTCGTTCACCAGATCCGGATTTTCGAGCTGTACCTCGGCAAATGCCATTGAATAGCTCAGGGCTTTGTTGTCGGCCAGTTTCTTTTTGATCATGGCCTCCAACTTTGCGGATGCGTCACCTGTTACAGTGCCTTCTCCTTTTGCCTTTTCCCCAAACTCGATAACCTTGGGCAGACCGGCCAGAAAACTTTTAAACCAGTCCAGGGGGCTCTGCTTTGTGCCCTCTGCAAACTGAATTTCGGTTCCGGCATCCAGGCAAAGCATGAATTCTGCGAGCCCGGCCTTCATCCATGCGGGCAGAACCTTTCCGGACGTAGCCATCTGGTCCAACTCTGCCTTGATCGCATCATGGCGAGCCTCCTGCTTCGCTTTTGCCGTAGCTTCAGCAAATTCGAGGGTCAACCGCGTGCGCTCGGCTTCAACAGCCTCTTTTTTTGCTTTTTCGACGTCCGCCTCGGTAAAGGATATGACGGAGTCGGAAGCTTCCTTTTTGGGCGCAATAGGTTCCGGCGCGATCGTTTTTGTCAGACCAATAAACTCTTTCAAATCGTTCCATGTAAATTCCATCTTGTTGTTCTCCTTTTCGATAAATTCAATAATAGTTTCCTCCACGTTCGCTTTTTTAAAGCTGTAATCCGGGAGTCCTTTTACAGCCGGGGGGGCTGCTCCCAAAAATCCAACATGCTTAAGCGATAAATCAGGGTAAAGGCTGATCGAGCGTTTTTTAAATCGGCCAGCCTTGAGCATATCTAAAAATTGTGGATCGAGCTGTCCAAATTCTGCGTACAGAGTATCACCAGCTCTGGTCAGTCCTGTCACCCATCCCCAGGCAGGAGTATTATGCATAGGGTGACCTATCACAGCAGGCGCCTCATGCGTGGCCGGATCGTACTGACTTATGATTCGGTCCAAGTCCGATTCTGTCCATTCACGCACCTGGCCGTTCATGTCCATGTGTTTGCCTGTCGCAAAGACAGCGATCTTCATCGTATTAATTCCTCATGAAAACGTATAATATTTGTCAATTTGCCTGATAACAGTCATAAATGGGACATGCTCGCCATATTTTTCAAGCTGTTCAATCAAAATGCCACTGCCTGTAAAAGACACGAAACGCTCTCCTTCTATTTCTGTCTGAATTGCCACGTATTTCCAGCAACCCTTTGTAAAATTGCTGGTTTTGATTTTAAAATTGATGACCACTATCTTTTTGTTGAGTATTTCAGCAATTTTCACCTTTCTGCCATCAAGGGGTTTCGCTTCACTGGCAAACTCGCTGAATTTCAGCATGGCAGTGATTTCCTGAAATTGTATGAATTGGCCCATTGAATCCAGCCCGAGATTGAGGCCAGGGAAGAGATGAACTGATCATCTGTAATCTGCCCGCTCTTTAACCTCTCCGGCAACTTGACTATCTTTTTTCTCATTCTTTTGGCGGTTGATTTTCGCAACAGGATCTTATCCAGGAAATGGCGATATCCCAAAAAGTCCACGCCATGCGATACAGGAAACACATCGCATTTACTTAATGTCAATTTCAGCCTATCCCACATAAACGATTTAATTTCGATCGACAGTTGATTTAAAACTCGTTTGTCGTTATGAAATAAACAAAAATCGTCACAATATCTCAGATAACCTTTGATCCGGTATTGCTGTTTAACCAGGATATCCAATTCACTCAGATATAAATTACCAAACCATTGACTGGTATAGTTCCCGATTGGAATGTTTGTTTCCTCGGGATAGGAATAGATAATATCTTTGATAAGCCATAACGTGTCTTTGCATTTGATCTTTCTTTGGATAATATCAAAAAGAATGTCATGATTCACCGACTTGTAAAATTTTGACACATCGCACTTTAAGCAATAATCATATTTTCTGACAAACTCAGATGCTCTTTTACTGCCAGAATGAATACCTTTGCCCGTTCTACAAGCATATGAGTCATAAATCAGGAGCCCGTCCCAGATAGGTTCAATGACCCTCATTAAAGCATGCTGAACGATTCTGTCAGGATTAAAAGGCAATATGTAAATAGTCCTTTCTTTAGGCTCATAAATCTTTTTTGTTTGATATCGAGAAGTCGTAAATGTTTTATCGATCAATGATTCTCTGATATGATCCACTGATGCGTCAAAATTTCTATAAAACTTTCTGACATTGTTACGCGTTGATTTCCCCTTCCTGGCATTGTGAACCGCTGCGCGAATGTTTTCGATATCCACTATCTTTCCAAACAGGTTGCCGTGACGTTTCATGTAATGTATGACGCGACAAATTTCACGTTCTGTTACTATCTGCCGCAATCCTCCGTTGTGTGTTTTGCCTTTCGACAAGGCCAATGGATTCAGCCAGGAGTTTTACTCAAGCCCTGTATCGGACTGCCTGCGCGAACTGATATTCGAATTCGCATTCCACCGATAGTTATTCGCATTACGAGAACGCGACCTGGAATTCGACCCATTATTCCAATTCGCACCTGCAAGCAACTGCACATTAACCCATCAGCCCTAAAACGGTGCGTGTCCCGCTTGCGTGCTACGCATTACGGACCCCCGTTTACCGTGGCTCGGACCGCCCGCGCGAACCGATATCCGAAAACGCAGCCCACCGATAGTAATACGCAAGACGAGAACGCGACCCGGAAACCGACCCATGAGACCAAGTCGCACCCGCAAGCAACTTGACGTCCCCATCACCAGTTGCTCCGCCATAGTTATAGAGAGATCCTTTTGAGCCTGGTAAATCGTACCATTCCCAACCAGGAGTTGCTGGTGACCTATA